TGATGGTGTTAATATGACTCAAAATTATTATGCAACAAGAGATATTAAATGTGGTGATGAATTATTCTCTTGTTATAATCCAAATATTTCATTCGAGGAAGATCAATGAAGAAAAAAGTTTTAGATACTAAAGGAAATAGTTGGGAATGGGAAGAAACTCCTGAAGTTATTGAAGCAATTAAAAAACTTCATGAGAAAAAAGATATTAAGGATAGATAACATATAATTTATCTTCAATTATATGTTAAACTGGATTAAAATATTTTTTTCTCCTTCAAAAAAACCTTTAACAGATGATAGTATTTTTGATGAAATTAAGAGTCTTAAATTACGTGTCAAAAATTTAGAAAAACAAAACTCTGAAATAATAAATGCATTTCAAGATTTTTCAAATAAAATTGACAATATTCATCCTGTAATATATAATATCCATGAAAGTTAAAAAAAGTACATGAATTACTCTGTCAAACTTAAATCATCTGACGGCATTGAAACTATTATTGATTGTCCTGATGATACATACATCTTAGATGCCGCAGAAGAAGCTGGTATTGATCTTCCATATTCTTGTCGTGCAGGTGCATGTTCTTCCTGTGCTGGTAAGATTGTGAGTGGTACTGTAGATCAAAGCGATCAATCTTTCTTGGATGATGATCAGATTGAAGCAGGATTTGCATTGCTGTGTGTATCTTATCCAACCAGTGATTGTGTGGTAGAGACTGAGAAAGAAGAGGAACTTTAGTAAAATAAATAGTATATACAGTTAAAGTGTGTGCTATGGAGGACAAAAAAGCAGCAAAGAAAATTATCAAACGTGCAAAAAAGCATCCCGACTGGTATACTGCTGAAGATGTGAGATTTGCTAAACTGGTGAAGAAACGCATCAAGGCAGATGAGAAATTGAGAAAAAAGGAAGCACAAAATGATTAGTTCTGCAACTCAAAAGGATTGGGATAGTTTCTGGAAATCAGAAGGTGTTGTTAATTCTTACTCTGAGTATAATGATGATGCTAGTTTTGAAGATATTTGGTGGGAGATGGAATCAATCGAACCATTAACTTCTGTAAAAAAAAGCGAAAGAGAATCTTAAGGTTATAGATAATGTGAAACATTCATGTTAGGATGTTCACACATATAAGGAGATTGCCAATGACTCTATCAAAAAATAAAGAATTGAATCAAAATGAAATTGATTCTATGAAGATTGCGGTAGAAGAGTATGATATTAGGGCAATACATCCTGATAAAATGGAAGATTTTGCAGAATATCTAGTTCAAAAAGCAAGACAATCTGAATAGTGTCATAAGGAGTCTTGACAGACTCCTTTTTTTAGTGTAAATTATTAGTAATAAAACAAAAATAATGAAAATTCTTGCTGCTTTGCTTCTAATTGGTGCAAATGCTTCTCCCGTATATGCTGGAGGCCCTAGATTTGAGGGGCATAGAAGTGTTCGTTATGAAAACTATTGCTACGAAAATGTAGAAGAGTTTATTCCTGGTTATTATAACAATTATGGTAAATGGGTTGGTGGATATGTAAAAAATAGAACAAATAGAGTACCTTGCAGAAATAGATATGTTCCTAAAGTTCCTACTTATCCTAGAAACGAAACAAGATATCCCGACGTGGGTGATATTGATGACAATTCCTGTGTAGAAGGATCTATTCTTGGTGGAATTCTTGGTGGTGGTGCAGGAGGAATTTTGTCCACTAAAGAAAACTGGATTTGGTCAATTCCTTTAGGTGTTGTTGGTGGTGCAATGGCAGGTTGTCAGATTGATGGAGGTTAAAATATACCTCACCTTTAAACTGTTTTATTATTGAGAGATTAATTTTTGATGTTCAAAAACCTATCCTGGGATCAATACTTTCAAAATGCCATTTCTTCTTCTAGAAAGGGTATTTTTTACATTAATGAAGAAATTAAAGGTCTGATTGAGAGTGATCCTATAGGATTCTATCAGTATACTAAATGTTCTGCATATAAATCTAAAGAATTTAAATGTGGACAATCAAGTGTTAATGTATTGGATCGCATTTCTCAGCAGAGAGAAGCATCTGAGAGAGAACAGTATCTAATTGTTGGATATCAGCCATCAAAACTTGCACTAATTGATTCTGAAGATCAAAAAATTCTTCGACAAATGCATGAAGATGGGAAATGTTTTCTTGCACATGTTCTTGATCCCACTCGTAGTGCAAAAGAATGGGCAATATTTGAGGATACTAATCCAGCAGAACTTTGGTTTGATTATTTACAAAATGATATTGAAAAGAGAGATCTCAGATTAACTATCTGGCAAATGGAATCTTTGGATAAACTTATTTCTTTGATTAAATTTGGAAAAACGAAGATAATGGCAGAACTTGCAGCACGTTTTGGTAAAACCATATTATATCTCAGTCTATTTCATTATCTTGATCGACAAGTTATGGTTGTTGGGTCATATTACTTGACTGCTCTATCTTCGTTCAAGAAAGAGGTTTATCTATATAAGCAGTTTTCTAATTTTTCAATTCTTGATCTTTCATCAGATCAATTTGAAGAAGATTTTATGAAAAATCTTTCTGAGAAAAAGAAAATTTTAGTTGTTGCTTCTCTTTGTGGTGATAAGGAAGGTGAAACTGTCAGAAATAGTAATGCTGAAGTTATTGAGAACTATGTTGATAAAATAACCGTAATTGATGAAGCAGATTATGGTGCTCATACTGATAGTTGTGTGCCATTCGTAAATCAAATTGGAAAAAATGCTCCTATCATTCTAACTACTGGGACTAATAGTCAGAGAGCAAAAAGTAGTCATAATGACGTAGATGCTTTCTTCAAGGTTACTTATCTTGATATGTTAATGAAAGCAGGTACTAATGTAAAACTTGAGAATTCAATTAATTATAAACGTGCAACTGAGTTTGAGAAAAATCTTACACAGGTTAAGTTTTATCGTTATGATTGGAGTAAATTTGCACATTCTCTTAATGATGACAATCAGGATCTAAATCCTTCATTTTCCAAATCATCTCAAGATGTGCAAAAGAGCAAAGCATTTTGGTCAGGAATATACAAATCCTTTATTGGTGAAAGTGATGACGTAAATGCAAATGATTTTGCACTTGACAATTGTTTAGAAGACGACTCTACTCGTTCTGTTATTCAATTTGTTAGCATGACTAATAAACAACTAAAGAACCTAGAGAAGATTGCAAAATCTATTATTGGCGATTACTTTGATGTTCACTGTATTAATGGAGATGTTGTTAAGGGAAAAGATGCAGAGCAATATGTAAAAGATGCTATTCGTATTGCAAAGAAAAACAACAAAGAAGTGTGGATTATTGCATCTCAAATGTGTCAAAGATCATTTAGTATTCCTGACATTAATGTAGTTATTCTTGCATATGATAATGGCGATATGGGGGCAACAGTGCAAAAAATTAGTAGATCACTCACTACTGGCAATATGGAAAAAATTGGCCATATCATTTCCCTATCAATTGATGGTAATCGTGATGATAAGATTGCTCCTATGATTATGGATGCTGCGAAACAAGTTTCAGAGCATGATAATGTTGATTTTATGGTTGGACTTCGTAGAGTTATGAAGACTTTACCAATTTTTCAGATGAGTGACACTGGATATAACGTTGCACTGGACGTTGATGAGTATTCAAAAGAAATATTTTCATCAAATAACTCTCAACGTGTTATTATAAATTCTGATCGTTTAATGTATGATGGGTGTTTAGATATCATTTCCAATAGTGATGAAATTGAGAAAATCACTACAAATTCTTCATTTAAAAAAGGTCAAACTTTTATTGATCCTAGAAATACAAAACGTTCAATGACTTCTGAAGAAAGATCTATTTTGACAGAGCGACGTAATAAACTTACAAATATTCTTGATCGCACTGCATATTGTGTTGAAGAAATCAGAAAGAATCGTGATATTGACTTTAAAATGTTTGTTGAATTGATTCAGACAAATCATTTTATTGCAAAATCTATTGGAGCAACACCTGAACAGTTTTTGATGCTTATTGAGGAAAAGTACATCGATGAATCTCTTTTCTCCATGTATATTGAGTGTGTGAAATGAATTATCTTACGACCGAACAATTTAATAAGTATTTTAAATTTGAGGGTGATACTATTATTTTGTCACCCAATATTGCTATGATTGCTAGTTTTGGTGAATTTGTATTTGATACTAACTTTGAACCACATAACTCAAATCTAAATGAGTATGATACTGCAATGATTGATATTGTAGAATGTAATAAATTTCCTTTTGCTAAAGCAAAGCATGAATATAGTTGGTTAATCAGTGCAATTCAGCATGTAAAAATTGGTGGAAAAATTATTGCTAAAATTCCTCTTAAGATTTGTTCTCATAGTTCTTTGATTAAGAATGTAAAAATTGCAAATGCTTGGATATATGATAATTGTGCGATAGTAGAGTTTCAAAGAACGAAAACTGAATCAAATTCATTAATTTTTTATGGGAATGATGTTGTAGAAATTAATTCAAAAAATGTTCCTATTCTCACTCAGAACAATATGGAATATTATTCATATTTTCAATTAGTTTCAGATAAAGATTCTTTTCAATATATTAGTCTAACAGGTGGGGGAAAGAAATCATGTAGAGAACAATATCAAAGTAGAGTTGAATGGGATACAAATCGTGTTATTTGTATTTCTACAGGTTCAGATAATCGTAAAATTAATAATAATTTAAATATGTACACTTTTGATGAAATTGCAGATAAAAATCGTGCAGTTGATTGTTTCTATGTACCTGAAGATATTGACTTTGACACTTTTGTAAATACCTTGAAAAGTAAAAAGTTTCTTTCTTTTTTGTCAAGTGTCTGTTATAATAACTATCAGACATTTCATAAACATTTTAAGAAAAAAGTATTCAACAAAAAGATCGTAGAGTTTTGCAATGAAAAATGATTATTATATTGAAAAGGTAGAAAGAAAAGAAGTAGAACATCTTCTCCTTACATATCATTATCTGAAAGATCATTCCAAGACATTTAGATCAGGTCATAACTATGCATTGTTCAAGGGTGATCCTGATTGTATTTTAAGACCTACTGGAACATGTGTTGGGGCTATTGTATACACAGGAATTCCAGTTCCTGAGATTGCTGTATCTGCATTTGGTCTACAAAGAGATCAACAGGATGGATTATTTGAATTGTCTAGGTTATGCATACATCCAGATGTGCAAGCAGAAGAGTATAATATTACCTCATGGTTTTTATCAAGATCTATCAAACAATTTCGTAAAGACGTTGATGTTAGGGCCATTCTTTCTTATGCTGATGGAAAGTTTCACAAAGGTGTAATCTATGCCGCATCTAATTTCAAATACTATGGTATGACATCTGCAAATGTTGCTGATTTTTGGATATTAAATGATGATGGAACTTATACTAAGAAATCAAGAGGTGGTGGTAAAGGTTTGAAAGGAGAATACAGAAAGAGAAGTCAAAAGCATAGGTTCTTGATGACATTTGACAAGAAGTTGAATGTTAAATGGAAAGAAGAGAAGTGGAAAAATCCAGATAATAATGTTACTCACCTTTAAAGTGTTTTTATAGTGTAACGACGCATCAACTGCATGATGACAAATCAAGAAAGCATTATGTATGAAGAACTTGCTGAAGATTTCTGGATTCAAATTGAAAAGGAAGCAGAAGAACTTGAAATTACTGTTGATTACTACCTTGCAGAGTTCTTTTGTTCCTGATATAATTAGAGAGTAATCTATTCAAAACAATGAAACAAAAATTTTTCTACATTGTAGATCATTACATCCCTTTTCCATCCAGTGAATATGGTGGTCTCTGGAATGTAATTGCAGAAAATGATAATGAGTGTTTTGATCTCATTACAGGTGCAGATGAGGGAGATTTTAATCAAAAATTCTACTCTAATCTTCGTGAAAATATTCTCAATTCACGAACATATGCACTTGCAGAACAACTTGAATCTAAAATTGTAGAAGAATTTACCACTTAAGACTATGGAAAAACTTTATCGAATTGAAGAACTTGAAACATCTGGTTGGACACTTGTTGAATGTGATGATGTAGGACTAACTCAAGAACAGGCAAAAAATCGTTATGATGAACTTTTAAATGAAGGTTTGAGTCCAGATCGTTTGCGTATTGTTCGTGAGAAATGAATTTAGAACTTCCTCCTGATTTTATTCATGAAGAACCAAAAGGATATTCCTACTATGTTCGCGAGTTCAAGCGAAATGTGGTTTCTATTTGGCTTTTGCATCACGCAACTTACTCTTATAGTAGTGATCCTGTTAGCACAATTTGGGGTTTCTACAACACAAAAAAACGATGCTATTTGTCACCTATTAATTCCACCAAGTGTGGAACTCAGGTAGATATATGTAACACTACTCCATATACTGCAATGTCTTTAAAATTAAACCCTTTAATGTCTGCTTTCCTATGAGATATATTCCTCAAGTTGATGACTATGTTCGATGGAAGACAGATCATGTAAACGTTGAGGGTTGGGTATATTTTTGTGATAAACTTTACATTACTATTGAAACTGGTATTAAACCAAAACCAAACTGTGAATACACAAAAATTCAACGACACAAATATATTCACACACTCTTATTATGCTTTCCAAAACAATGGAAAGAATTAGAATACGTTTATACAAGAAAGAATCGTTATGCTGAAACTGTGGATGATATGGAAGTATACATTAGGGAGTTTTAGTGATGATAAAACAAAACCTTATGACAATTATGTTGCTATCATTCGCAGCATCATATTTGTCAGTCTTCTCACTACTAATTTTTTTATTGTTTCTGGAGTATTAAGGCACTGGAATGATTTACCGAGTAAACTACCTAAAACCGAAGAAAAAAGGATTTGCAAAGCATAGTGCAAGTTTTTTAAGAATTGAAGATGCACTATTCTGGGAACAACATGTAAAGAAAACATTACGTGCAGTGGACACCACAATAACTGTCCACTAATCTCCCACAAACCACCAAAACCCTGTATATTAAAAGAGTGGAGGGGAACAGGATACCCATTCATCACTCCTAAGTGAGTCAGTTGGCAACTCTACTGCTGATGATAAACTCCACACACATCACACAAACAAAAACAAAAATGGACGACCTTTGGAGCGAAATTCAGGACATGCCAGGAGAAATCTTCGACATTACAGAACTCGAAGAGAATGACTCAGAAATGAATGTCAAATGCGACGAATTTAACCAAAAAGATTACACTGTTTGATCATGAACTTTCCAACTGATACTGTCAACGTCCTGTCACACATTCGCGATCTTCGTGATACTTGGCGTCGTCAAGATTTTCGATTCACTAAAGATCAACAAGAAAAGTTTGATCTACTGATGCAAACACGTCGTGAAAGAGTTAATTTTTTCTATGAAACTAAACGTGTTCAGGTTGGTCCTAAAGTAAACAAACCAAAAGAGCAAGAACCAGAAGATAGTTGATGTAATTATTCCCCACTTTAAGTAGTGGGGAATTTTTAATAAATAAAAAAGGAAATTGTTCCTATCAACATGAAAACTTTCTCACAATTTATTAATGAAGCTTATGATGCCGATGTAATGGGATCTTCTCAGATTCGTAAACAGGGAGATGGTGGAAGAGTTGGTGCAAATAGAAAAAAAAGTGAACCTGAAAAACGTAGAATGAAGGCAGCAGGTGGTGGTAAAATGGTTCCTGCAAAAACATATAAAGACAGAAAAGATATTGGTCAACAAAAACAAGCATCTACAAGAGTACAACAACCAGAAAAAGAAAGAGGTTCTGCTGAAGTTAAACAATCATATGCTGATAAAGTAAAAGCAGAGAGGAAAAAAGCAGCACAAGCAAGAGCAGCAGCAAAGAAAACTGGATCATCGACACCAGAAAAGAAACCAACACCAACTGCATCACAACTTTTAACTAAAAAGAAGAAAGAAACTGTATCACCTAACTATAAACCACAGAAAGCATCTGGTAAAACTAGAGAAGAACGTGACAAGATTAGAGGTGAAGGTGAAAGAATGTTGAAAGGTATTATGAAGAAGCAAGAAACTGACAAATATGTAAAAGCAACTGGTCAGCAACCTGATAAGAAAGGTAAGATGAAAATTTTAGGAAGAGTGAACAAAAGAATGTCTTAATTTTTGTAACAAGTGATTGACAACCACTTAAAAAGTTGTTAAACTGATCTCATACCGGTAAAGCAATGCTCAAATCTCAGGATTTGTGTTGATCAAGTGTTATCACTGCCTGTATATTAAATCACTTACAAAAAAATTAATGTCTTATTCTCACGTTTTCCCTGTCAAGCATGAGCCTAAAGTGCGCTCATTGAAAGACACGGTTGTAAACTATCAGTATTTTCACGCACCCGAAGAGTTTCAACGCCCCGAAGCATGGGGAAAAGATGAACGCAAAAACTATTTTCAGTCTCTCATGATGAATCGACTGGAAGGAAACTTTGTCGTCGTAGATGTTGAACTCGCTATCAAGAAACTAGAGAAACTTGCACCTACTGACCGTGCATATAAGTTCTTGGTAGAACTTTCTCATCAGTTCATTGAGTATATTATTCTTGATGGAAATAATCGCTTTAAGTTCCTCACTGCATTGATGAATGATGAGTATCAGATCCCCCGAGGAACTTACAATTATGTCATCGAAGATGACATTCTGACTCTTGTTGTTGGATCACACAACAACGTATTCTCCAAACTGCCTAAACTTGTGCAGAAGGTGATTCGCGACCGCCAGTTGATTATCAGCGAATATGTTCAGATTGATTACACTGGTCTGTCTGACGTTTTTACTAATGTGAATAGCGGCGTTCCCTTGAATAATCAGGAGAAGCGTAATGCTATGGACACACAGTGGGCTGGTTGGACTCGCCAAATTCGCAAGGAGATTGCATCACTCCTGATCACAATATTCGGACCTAACTATAAGTTTCGACTGAAAGGTGATGAGTGGATTGTTCAATCTCTGGATTTTGCAATCAATTGTGCTGCTAACAACATTAAAGGTGTTGGTCAAGGTTCAATGAACCGACTCTACAAGAGTGACATCACTGATATTGATCAACAATTTTTCTTTGAAACTTTCATCGAACTCTCTGATTACATTACTACAATGATTGCCGATGATGATTTTACTTTCGGTGATAAGACCGACAAGGTAAAAGTCCTGTCTCGTGGTAGCACTGCCATGAATCTTTTCTGGATGATGATCAACGGAGTTGAAACATATGAAGAGGCCTGTGCTGCTGTAATTGCACATGAAGAGGTATACAAAGACTCTTCATTGATCAATGATGATGGTAACAACTATGTGTGGGCATGTGGTGGACTTGGTGCCAAAAACAACGAGATGAAGATGCAAATTTTCCCTGAAATTTTGAAAGAAGTTGGAGTCAAAGTCACTCCCTGATGTGCCAGTAACCTAAACTGTCCACCTCTGCTTGACAGGGGTGGTTTTTTTGTGTATTGTACTTATATGAATGAAACACGAATGACTCTGACTCTTCGTCCGCATCAGAAACGCATTCTTAACAGTATGCTCACCTATGATAAGGGTCAAATCATTGTACCTACAGGTGGTGGCAAAACTATCTGTATGATTCAGGATGTTGCTGAGAATTGTAAGCACATCACCAACGGAATGACGACAGTTGTTGTTGCTCCACGTATTTTACTAGCTGAACAACTGTGCAGTGAATTTCTTGAGTTGATTGATACAACCAATACTCACATCATGCACGTTCATAGTGGTGAAACAGACCACTATTCTACAACAAAAGCAGATAACATTCATGTGTTTGCTAATGTTGCACGTACAGCAGGTGAGAATGTTATCATCTTTACTACATATCATTCACTCCATCGTGTAATGGAGTCAGATATTGAGGTGAACAACATATACTTCGATGAGGCACATAATAGCGTCCAACGTAACTTCTTCCCTGCTACAGAGCATTTTAGCGATGTCTCAGAGCGTTGTTACTTCTTTACTGCAACCCCCAAACATTCGCTTGCTATTAACAAACCAGGAATGAACTGGACAAATGTTTATGGACAGGTTCTATGTAATGTTCCTGCTCCTGAGTTGGTTAAACAGGGTTACATTCTCCCTCCTAAAGTTGTAGTCAAGCAATTGCCTATGGTTAAAGGTCGCAAGGTAATGTTTGCTGATGATTGTGACAACTTGATTGAAACTCTTGACAATTGTAAAAGTGTAGATGTAATTGATGGTTTGATTGATGGATCTAGTAATCTTAAAAAAGTTTTGATCTGTGCTCGTACAACAAAGCAAATCATCAATCTTCTTACTCATTCAGATTTCTGCTTGCAACTTGCTGAACGTGGTTATTCTTGGATGACGATCACATCGAAGACAGGTGCAATCATTGATGGTAAGAAAGTCAATCGTGACGTATTCTTTGACACTTTGAACACTTGGGGAAAGGACAAGACCAAGAAATTTGTTGTCCTTCACCATAGCATTCTGTCTGAGGGTATCAACGTCAATGGACTTGAGGCTGTTATCTTCATGCGTAATATGGATTACATTGGTATCAGTCAGTCGATTGGTCGTGTGATTCGTTTGGGTGGAAGTGAGAAGACATTTGGTTTAGTTTGCATCCCAACTTATGATAGAGTTGGTATCAGTACTGCCAAGAAAGTTCAGGCAGTTGTTGATGTTGTGTTTAATCAGGGTATGCCAGCAATCAGTGAGATCCGTCGATGAAAGTTGTATCAAACAATAGCACAATTCTAAATCCCAAATGTGGAGAGATGGGATTTATTATAGGTAAATATGAAGATCCTAAGATGTATGCTGCTGTTCCTGTTGCTGGAAGCAGTACAAAATTGGCAATTATTCATCAAGCAAAAATTCTTAAAGTTTGTCGTAATCGTGCATCTGCATTAAAATTTATTGAAAAGCACAGTAAAGGTAAATCAGTTGGCAAACTTCCAATCTAATATTGTTACTCACCTCTAAACTGTCTTAATGGTATGAAGAACACACACCTTGAACATCCCGAAGATTCAATTCTGACTGGTGATCTTTCTATCCTTGATTGGTTCCTTTCCAATGGTCAAATCTCTGCAAAAATTGATGGTGCGCCTGCAATCGTTTGGGGTACGAATCCTGCAACAGGTAACTTCTTTGTGGGAACAAAATCAGTATTCAACAAAGTTAAAATCAAAATCAATGAAAGTCATCAAGAAATTGAGCAAAATCACACTGGG